CCCCGGTTGGGGTTCCTGCATTGGATGCAGTATGGAAACACAAGGGAGGGAACATGAAGTATTTAGTCATCTGTATTCATCCTGAATTTGGTACAACGATTGAACTGGGAACCGATGACCTTGACAGGGCTGTGCAGTATTGCAACGTCTGCAACACGGGTACACCGGAAAGCCGATACACGATCTACACGGAGGCTAAGACATGTCAACAAAGTATGTAGTCATCAAGTACGAACGGAATTTTGATCCTGAAGTGATTTTGCAAACGAACAACGAAATTGATGCTTTGTCGGTATGCAACGCCTTTAACCGGGCGGCATTGAATAACTATGATGTTGTTTACAAGGTGTTTGCCGAGTATGAGGTAACAAAATGACAACGCAGGAAATTATTCGGGCCGTATGGCTGAACGAACTGTCAGCGCTGGCAATGCTGATTGCGCTGGTTGTGGGTACGGTTCTGGTTCTGCGGTACGTTGACAGGCGTTGGACGTTCATTCCCCGCAAGCGGCAGCGGGTGCGGTTCAATGAGAGGGGGTTGTAGTTGATGGAATCAAAAAGCGCCTTGTGTTAGGGACGCACACAAAGCGCTTGCCGTTATGGTGGTGTTAGGTATGACACCATGATTATTGTAACACAGACGAACAAATAATACAAGGTACAGGAGCGTAAAAAATGAATTGGGACATTGAAACTATTATGGAAGACGAACAGCAAACAGCGTTCGTGATCGACAACGATCAAAAAGCGAACTGGGCTATTCAAAAAATCTCAGAGATTGACGCAGACTATGAACGGATGTGCAATTGGTATCAGGAGCAGATGAGCAAGCTTGAAAAGCAGCGTGACATTCGGATCGAACGCTTGACCGCTATGCTTCGTGGATATTTCGCCACAGTTCCCAAGCATGAAACGAAAACCATGAGCAAATACGCCTTGCCCTGTGGGGAACTGATTTACCAGAAACCGAAGAAGGATTTTGTTGTTGAGGATACCGCAAAACTGCTGGTCTGGGCAATCGACAATTCACCAACGGACGTAAAGATTGTTTCTTCCCCGGCTTGGGGCAACATCAAGAAGCGGTTGAAAGCAACCGAGGCTGGGATTGTGGACACGGAAACCGGGGTTGTGGTTGATGGGGTTGTACAGGTTGAAAAGCCTGACGAATTTAAAGTAAAGCTTGCGGAGGGGTATTGATGGGCATTCCAGTTATGATCCTTGGCGAAAGCGGGACGGGGAAAAGCACAAGTCTGCGCAACTTCGGCCCGGATGACGTAGCGGTCATCAACGTTGCTGGCAAACCCCTTCCGTTTAGGAACAAGTTGCATGTTGCCAAGTGTGACAGTTACGGCATGATTGTTAAAACGCTGGTCGGTCGGCCTGATATCCCGGCATTCGTGATTGACGATGCGCAATACTTAATGGCAAACGAGTTCATGCGGCGGTCAGACGAACGGGGTTACGACAAGTTCACGGAGATTGCTAAGAATTTCTGGTCATTGGTGCTTGAAACCGTGGCCCAGAAAATGCCAGACAACCAGATTGTTTATTTCCTGATGCACACGGATACCGCTGACGATGGACGGATCAGGGCCAAGACAATCGGAAAGATGTTGAACGAAAAAATCACGTTAGAGGGCCTTTTTACCATCGTCCTGCGCACGAACGTTAGTGACGGGGTATATACCTTCCGAACCGTCAACAGCGGTTCTGACACGGTTAAAACGCCAATGGGAATGTTCAGCGCGAACGAGATTGACAATGACCTAAAAGCCGTGGATACGGCTATCAGGGAATATTACGGAATCGAAACAAAGAAGGAGGAACCCGCAGCATGATCAACAACAACAATTTTAAGAACTTTCAGCCCAAGTATAACGCCGGGGAGCGCATGACGCTCCCGGCTGGGGTCTATGAAGGGCATATCATCAATTCCCGCATTGACGTGACCGAGGCCGGGGAAACCTTGCTTGTACAGGTGGACATTGACAAGGGCGAGTTTGCCGGGTTTTACCGCAAGCAATTTGAAGCGCAGAACAAACAGGGCAGTCAGTACAACATTCGTTACAGGGGCGTTTACCGTGTGCAACTGCCAGACGGAAGGAACCCCGAACACGACAACTGGCGGCAGCATCAATTAGCGGGCCTTGCGTGGGCCTTGGAAGACGGCAACCCCGGTTACAAGTGGGATTGGGACGAGAACAAGCTGAAGGGCTTGAAATGCGGCTTAAACGTGCGAGAACGTGACTACTACGTCAATAAGAAGTTCGGCACAACTACGGAGATCGGACGCATTGAAAGCATTAAAGCGGTCAACGATCCTGACCCGGCGAAAAGGCCGAAGGCCATGAAGAAACGCGAACTTAGCCATAACGATAAGGTGAAGCTGGAGCAAGACCAGGTTGGCGCTGACATGACCGCAGCGGGATACACCGAAGTCAATGACGATGAACAATTGCCGTTCTGAGGTGGCAATATGAGGCATATAGAAGATTTATCAAACGTTGAATTGGCGTATGCCGTTGCGAAATGTATTGATGCGTGTTGCTCCGCTGATGAATGTCACGGTTGCCCATGCGAAGATATATCTGGCTGCGCTTATGGGTTGAAGATTGAAGTTATGAAAAGATTGACGAGTGGTGTTCAGAATGCCGAACAGGATCATTAAAGAAAGCATCTGCACAAGCGAAAACATTGACCAGCTATCCGCATTCAATGAAACCGTGTTTTATCGCCTGATTGTCAACGTTGATGATTACGGAAGGATTGACGCAAGACCAAAGTTATTAGCCGCTAAGTTATTCCCGCTGAAAGACATTCGCGCAAGTCAGATTGAAGATGCCCTCCGGAAGTTGACCTTTGCAGAACTGGTGACGCTGTACGAAGTTGACGGCAAGCCCTTCTTGCAAATGAATACCTGGGACAGACACCAAACAATCCGAGCAAAGAAAAGCAAATGCCCAGCACCTGAAAGCGGCAATAAAACATCTGAAATCATTTGCAAGCAATTGCAAGCAGATGAAAGCAAATGTTCCCGTAATCCAATCCAATCCGAATCCATATCCAAATCCGAATCCAATACGATATCGGCGAACGCAAACGAACAGGATCGACTTTTCGATAAGTTCTGGTCAGTCTATCCCCGGCATGAAGGAAAGCAGAACGCCAGGAAAGCGTTTGAAAAGTTGAAGGTTGATGAAACGCTGCTTGAAACGCTGATTAACGCGATTGTGAAACAGAAACAATCTGCACAATGGTCAGACCCGCAATATGTACCCCATCCCGCTACATGGTTAAACGGTCGGCGTTGGGAAGACGAACCAGTTAAAGCGGGGCCGGGTAAGCGGGTATTGGCACAGCAATACGAACAGCGGGAATACAACGAAGCAGAAATGGTCAAGTTGCTTGGCGCTGATGAGATGTTTAACTAAGAAAGTAGGGACAAAATGAGATCATTAAGGCATGAAGTAAGTGTTGAAGAAATGAGGTATATGGAAGACCAGGAGGGGCTAACCAGGCAAGAAATTGCGAAGCGTCTTGATGTTTCACCGACAACGGTAACATACTACCTTGGGCTTAAGGAAAACGATAAACAGTCAATAAAAGCGAGATTACCCGAAAAAACGGTAAATCAGATTATTAGCCTCAGAAAGAAAAACTTCACTTACCCTGAGATTGCAAAAGAACTTGGGATTAGTATTCCTACGGCAAGACTGTACTGCACAACGTACAGGGATAAGATACACGATAAAGGGCAGGACGTTATGACTATTGAACCGCAGAAACCAGCAGAATGCAAGCCGACCGCACTCCCGGTTATTAAAGATTCACCGAAACCCGAAGCGGGGCAGACAATGTTTCTTGTGCTTGATGAAAAACGGACTGTTAGACTTCAGGGCAACGAATTCAAGTATGAAGTTGTAAAGGGCGGCGATATGGACGGTTTGACTGTAACATTTGGGCCAACAGACGTGGCAATATTCGACCGGGAATCACTCAACACATTCATTAAAGAACTGACCGAACTACAAAAGGAATTCTTCTCATGAGTAAATATGGCAATCGCAAAATCAAGGTTGACGGGATTACGTTTGACAGCATCCGGGAGGCGAACCGCTACCAGGAATTGAAGCTTGCCGAACGTGCCGGGGCTATCAAGTGCCTGTCGCGTCAGGTGACCTACAAACTGATCCCCGCAGCGAAAACGCGAACGGGTAAAACGGTTCAAGGTATCAGTTACGTTGCCGACTTCGTTTACCTTGATGACCAGGGGCGGGAAGTTGTCGAGGATGTCAAAGGTTTCCGCACGGACGTTTACAAGATCAAGAAAAAGTTGATGCTTTGGCTTTACGGTATCGAAATTCAGGAGGTCTGACGATGGAGGTTATAGCGCTTTGTTTTCTGTGTATGGCGGTCGGTGTCCTGATTGGTTTTGAATGGGGTTGTTCCTGGGAACGAAAACGGGACGCTGCACCAATCCCAATGGTTCCAACGGACTTTGACAGAACCAATTACATCAACCAGAAACCTGAACCAATCAAGACCAACGGAACAACGCTATACAGGTTGCATTAACATGAGCGAACCACGATATAACCAGCAAAACGGGAAATACGAACCGCTGATGTGCCATTTCTGCCCACAGTTTTACGATGACAATGTACGGGACGCAAAAGGCCGTAAAGGTTACTGCATGGTTCTGCACATCGACACACATCATATAGACTGGTGTCACGAACCAGAAGAACAGGAACGGCATAAAGCAGCAATGGCAGTATACACAGACAGCGGTAAGAAGTGACAACAAGACCGTTAGCGCCCATCCGGGATAGTTGGTTTTCGTCCGTGCCTGGTGCGGCCTCCTTGACAGAATTTCGTTGCGTTCGCTTTCTTCCCTGAAAACACCAGGACAGCAACAGGATGTCGGCTGCATAGATCGATACAGGGGAACAAGTGCAAAAAGCGCAACCGCTACACGGTCTGACTATAAAGGAGCGACAATGGAAACAATAGACTTGATTAACGAACTGTTGGATTGGGCAGACGTAGAGGGGCCAGGATCATTGAAAGCGATCCTTGAAGAAGCGGCAGAACGTCTTGCCGTGCTTGACGAACGGGTTGCTATCATGCAGGAGGGCAATAAAGCGGATGATTCTACGCAAGATTGATGCCATGTATCACTATTACGGCATTAGCACAGGGAGATGTGAAAACTGTCCGCACTTTATCAAGAAATTCTGGGATAAAGCCTATTACAAATGCCGGGTATACGGTGAATCAAACGCTGATTCAACGGATTGGAAGAAAAGCTATACGGCTTGCGGATTGATAGATAAACCATTCCCGGAAGACGAAACAAGGGTTGTTTATCGCATTATTGCGGCGAAAGACAATAAACCTTTGCCGGGGCAGATTAGTCTTTTTGAAGGTGGTGAAGCGCAATGAACCGTGAAACGTGGAGGGCTATTCGTCAGTTGAACTGGCGCGATGCAGACCAGATGATCCGCAACGTATATGATCCGCTTTACAACCAACAGATTCAATACAACATGAAACGTTTTATGGCAACCCTGTTTACCGCGATGCACAAACGTTTCCCTGATATCATGACCGGGGACATACTGCACAGCATTTCAGCCGATGCGTTGGAACTTGACCACGGGATCGAACCGCCTGAAGAACTGATTGAAAACTTGTACCAGGCAACCGGGTTTGATATCCGTCTGCGGGTGGAAGAACAGCAGAACAATTACATACCGAAAGGGGCGTAGAATGTTTATCCTGTACAAAGAAGTCAGCGAGGGGAACTGGCAACCCGTGGGATACTTCTCCGACATACCGCAAGCGGTTTGCGCACTTGAAGCGGAACGCGAAAAGAATGACGGTGACAGATTCATGATTGAGGAGGATAAAGATGGATAACAAGCACACGCAGAATAAGATGATTCTGGAACATATGCAGACAATTGGGGCCATTACCCAGGATGATGCGCGGGAACTGTACGCCTGTACCAGATTGCCAGCCAGGATCAACGACCTACGCAGCGAGGGTCACAAGATTCAAACCATCATGACGCACGGGGTAAACCGTTTCGGGCGCAAGATCAGTTTTGCGCGGTATATCTTGTTGGAGGGTTCGACTTGCTGAACGTGATGCCGTCCGGGTTCTATAACATGGATTGTATGGACGCAATGAAACGGTTCCCGGATAAGTTCTTTGACCTTGCTATTGTTGACCCGCCTTACGGGGACGGCAATTCCGAAATCGGGGGGGGGGTGCGGTTCGGTGGAATATTCGACCGATACAAAATCCTGGAACCGATTCGGACAACGGTTCGACAGATACAAGAACCTGGAACAGATTCCAGGGGGGAACAACCTTCCGAAAATATATCGGGGGGGGGTGCAGAACGGACAGGGGGAACCTGGGCAGAGAAGTACGGCAAAAAAATCATTGCGTGGGACGTTGCCCCGGAACAATCATACTTTGAAGAATTGTTTCGCGTCTCACGAAACCAGATTATCTGGGGGGGCAATTACTTTCAATTACCGCCAACAAGATGTTTCCTGATTTGGAAGAAACTGACAATATCGGAATCGTTTTCAATGGCAATGGCTGAATATGCTTGGACAAGCTTGAAGGGCAACGCGAAAGTATACGAGGCAGCGCCACAAGGGACATCAAAGGAGCAACGTTTCCACCCGACACAAAAGCCCATTTCGTTATATAGCTGGATTCTGAATCTATATGCAAAACCGGGAATGCGGATATTAGATACGCACGTTGGCAGCGCTTCAAGCCTTGTTGCGTGTCACAGGGCGGGGCTTGAATACTGGGGTTATGAAATTGACCCAACATACTACCAGTTAGCAAAAGAACGGCTTGACCGGGAATGCGCACAAGTAAACCTGTTTGAACAAGTGCCTGAAGAAAAGGCAGAACAGATAAGTTTGATTTGAGGTGTTCGAATGTCGGAGGCAAAGATCAACCCGGCGAAACAATTCTTAAAAGGCTACAAAGCATTGATGATTCGCCGGGAGTCTTTGCTCCGGGAGGTTGAACGAATGCGGGAAAGCCTGACAAGTACAACCGTCCAGCTTAAACATGACGTGGTTACAACCAGCGGTGCGCAAGACAAGATTGGCAATATAGTCCCGCAAATCATTGACGCAGAAGCAACCATAACCCCGGAACTGATTGAAATCAACGAACAGATCAAGCGGATATTCGCGGCAATCAACGCAGCACCGGAAGAAATGCAGAAGACGGTTCTGACCTTACGTTATATTGAGGGGCTTGACTGGTTGGCGATATCTGAACGGATCGGGTATGAAATCAGCAACACATACATCATTCATGGTAGGGCGCTGGCAGAGGTGAACAGGTGGTTAGTCAAAACTTTGTAGGAAATTGTAGTTGTCAAGATGCTAAACTGATACCGTCAAAAAGTGTCTGGGTGGCGGGAATCAGGCAGCGTCCGCGCTCCTGCGTTGTCTGGTTGTGTTATTTGCTTTTAGCAAAGAGGGATAGACCTTGAAACAACCAACCTTTGCATACAGGTTCTATACTTCGACTGAATGGCGTAAATGCAGAGCAGCATACCTGAAGAAAGAACCGCTGTGTGAACGCTGCGGGTTACCAGCAACACAGGTACACCATAAGACCAAACTGACACCTGACAACATTACCGATCCAAACATCAGCTTATCATTCAGCAATCTTGAAGCGCTTTGCGATTCCTGCCACCAGCAGGAACACAAGCCAACAATCCGTTGGCGCTGTGATCCTATGGGACACGTTGAACTATAAGGGGCAAGCATGACACGCACAGCAGTCTACACAGGAACCAGGAACGTATACGGATACATGGCAACGGCTTGCAAAAGTCTACTGTATCACAAGGGCGCTGACCGTGTTGTTTTCATGATTGAGGATGATTCTTTCCCTGAAGAACTTCCCAGCAACGTACAAACAATGAACGTCAGTAACCAGCAGTATTTCGACCGTAACGGGCCGAACTATCACAGGTTTTGGACGTATATGGCGCTTATGCGTGTTGCTGTGCCGCTGATGCTTTACGGTTGTCGTGTGCTTACCCTGGACGTTGACACCATTGTTAACGGCAGCTTAGACAGCCTTTGGTCATTACCCAAAGCACCTGTATACATGGCAAGGGAGATCGGCAGACCGGGCGAATATTACAACGCCGGGGTTATGCTGATGGATACAGACCTGTTCATTGATGACGCAAAGAAAATCATAGACGCTATCAACACCAGGGAATATCTATTCTGTGAACAGGACGCAATCAACGATTGGATGCGGGGAAGGATAAACCAACTGCCACCGCAATTCAACGTTAGCAACTGGACGGTTCCACCAACGGAACAACCAATCATTTTTCATTACGCAGCGGTTAGGCAATGGCAGCATGAACCAATGTGGCAACGGTATGAGCAGATGAGTTGGGCCGAGGCAATCGCTGGTTCAGGTGATCCCCCCCCGGTAACCAACCGGATAGCCATGTGGGACAGC